TCAGCAGTTGCAGCACGGAACTGCTGCTCTAGTGCTTGTCGCGCCTCTCCATACTTACCTTGCTGTTCAAGTTGCTGTTGCTCGTAGTTCCGTTTGAACTCGATCAACTCATCAACATTGACACCATCTGGGATGGCAGGTGCCTTGGCTTTGTTTTCTTTGAGTTTGGCGATCAACTCATAGTTTTTGCGTTCCAGTGCCTCAATACTGCGTTTGAGTGCTTCTGTGTCGCCGCCACCAGTCACCGTAGGTTCCTGGATCACATCGTCAGTCATGAAATGCCCGTAGGGTGTTCATGCACAGTGTATGACGCTTTTCAGTCGTGGCCAAGCGCGAGTGGAACACAACGATTCGGGAACGTTGGAACCCGGTGATCAAGGAAGCGTTACATGGCGTGGATAACCATTCCTTGCTGTATCTGGCCACGGGTGACAAATGGCATCTGAAGCAGGCAACCCTGCTGCGTGGCTATGTGGTGGACTTAAAGGAATGGATCAAGCAGCAGGAAGTCACCACTTGACCTTATCTGCCCAAAATGCTGCGGACATCTTGCCTTTGGCAATGTTTTTTGCGTGGCGAGCCTTAAATGCGTCGCGTCGTGCCTTATCAGCCTCTGATTCGTTCTTGCGTGGTGGGCTACCACTCACACCTTGCTGACCGAAGCGAATCAACTTGACATTTTCACCATCCTTTGCCAGTACGGCATGGGACTTGTCTGGATGTTTTGGCGTCCGCTTGGGTTGGTTGTACCCGTCAAATTGCTCGCCGCGATAGGTGATCATTTCTTTTTCTTTGGTTTCCTTGGCTTGGCTGTTTTGGCGGCTGCTTTGAATGCTGCTGCACTTGGGCGACCTTCTTCGCCATGATGCGCCATGCGTTCATGACTACCAGATTCAATCCGTTTGCGCTTGGCGTTGATGTTGCTGTAAAGACCAGATTTTTTAGGCATCACTTTATTCCTTTACGGGATTTTTTGGGTCCTACATGCTTGTCAAACATCATTTCATTCCTTTACGGGATTTTTTGGTCTTACCTGCTTCACTTAGTGCAATGGCAATTGCCTGCTTACGACTTTTCACCTTGGGACCTTTTCCTGGTCCTGGCTTGCCGGTGTTGAGTGTTCCCCGCTTGAACTCTCCCATCACCTTTGCCACTTTCTTGTCGGCTTTGGTTGGTTTCTTGGCCATGGGTAAGGCAATCCGTCTGACCTAATGGTAGGCCTGACTGATCAACCCATTGGATGGTGCCGTCTTCCACCTTCTGTAGCCGTGCGACTACAACAGCCTCGCCAACTGCGACTTCAACCCAGTCGGAATGAACGCGACCATCGAGGTAGTAACGGATTTTAGGGTTCACCATATCGTTGCTGAAGCTGCTTCAACGTTACTTCGCTGCCGTCTTCACGGACCATGCGTGCCAAGGCTTCTTGTGGGCCAACTTTTTCAGCGATCTTGTTGAAGTACGCCGCACGGGTTGAACCCAGCACTTCTGCCTGGTATGCCTTGGGTTGATCTTTCAGCCAGTAGCCGTAGCTATTAACAACACGCTTGCCATCAACCACAACTGAACCAGACACCGGACCATCGGCTGATGCACGTCTGCTGGGTCCAGTGCCCCAGTCCGGTGGTGGGATGCCAAGTGCTTTGTAGTCAATGATCGGGATGGTGGTGCTGCGGCAGTTGAAGTGAACAGGTGGCGTCGGGCCTTCGCCGTATTTGAACTCTTGGCCATCCAGTGATCGGCAGATAGCTGACGTGCGACCGTCAAGCGTGGCAACGTACCTGTACTTGCCGGTGATGTCTGAATTTGCGCGATAAACCTGCTGACTGGCCTGGTTGCTTACGTCCTGCACACTGGTCCGCACGATGGTGAGCACTTGGTTGTTTGCCATTTTGGTCACCTCACCACCAGCAAGAGCACGTTGCCGGACTGACATGGCCTGCTGCCCAAAATCAAGGTTGCCGACCAGGCGCCGTGCGATCTGTGGCGTAGGTTCGCCGGTAAGGACACCGTTACGCACCACGGTGTTGAACATCTGCGCTTGAGACTCAGCTAGACCACGAAATGCCTTTTCAACGATCTGCCCATTAGGCAGCGTGATGGCTGCACCTTGACCAGCAGTGAGGTTGAAGGCGCCAGTTCCAGGTAGCGTGAAGTTGATTGCGGTTGGATCAATGCTGACCACGGTTGCGGCAAAGTTTGGAGCCACTTGAATGGTCTGCACCATCTGCAAGGCATCGATTTGGGATGGAAGCAGTTCACGAGCATCAGCGATGCCACCACGAATGGCAAGCCGCATTTGATCGGTGATGAACTGGGTTTGCAGTTCAGCCAAGCCTTGTAATTCACCCGATACCAGTGCGGTGCTGGTGCCTGCCCAGGTATCGAGCGACTCCCGCAGTTGGGCCAAGATCACCCGCAGACGCTGTGCTTGGTAACTAGCAGGCGACACGATGCCACCACCGGCTGTAGATACACCCATATCTATACGCCGCAGATCATCCACCGCGCTGAGGATCACGTCGTTGTATGCGGTGACCACTTGGTTGGCAACGGCGTTGCTATAGCGGTTCAGGTCAATCGCATTGCGGTAAATATTTGCAACAGGATCGTTGCGGTTAATCCGCCGCTTGAACTGATCAATGTCAAGCAGCCGCTGGGTAACGCCGCCGCTATAGGTCATTGCCCTTCGGTGCTGATGTCCTCGGGAATTGATTGCTGATCTTTTTGGTACGACTGATCAGGTTGCTGCTGATCCTGTTGCTGTTGGTCTTGTTGCTGTTGCTGACCACCGTTCATTTCCATCAGGCCGCCATTTTGTGTGGCCATCAGTTCTTCTTCAACCTCGAAGTCATCGCCGAGCACCTCACCGTTGGCCAATTGTTCCAGCAGTGTTTCTTGGCTGATTACACCAGCGGTATAGATCTGAAGCAGCGCAAGTTGATCGGCTGAATCAAGACGCGCACCAACAAAGTCACGGTTGACGATGCAGTTACCAGCTTGTGGGATGTTCAGATACTCAGCATGAAAGCGCAAACTGTTGTCGATCGTGTCTTGTACTTGCTGGGCGATCACCATCATCGTGCTGTCGCCCTGGCTACGGTCGATGCGCTTAGCCTCGGCAGTTTCAGCCGATAGTTTTTGGCCAAGCACGGCAGACAGGCCAAGTTCATTGATCTGTCCAGCAAGTTGTTCCAGCCGCTTGAACTGGGAGTCATAAGACTTGCCAGCAGGTTCGATGTATTCGGCGCGGCCGTCAGCAGGGAATGCGATTGCCTCACCAGGGCCAGCACTGACTTCTTCGGCTGCTGTGGGGAAACCGTAGAACGCCAGCATCGGAACGCCGCTGATGTGCAGCATGTTGTCTAGGTCGGACTGGATCTGGTATGTCTTCAGGTTCAGCTCAGCGATGTCTTCCATCGGTGGCCGCGACTCAAACATGCCGACGCGGTTGGAATAAGCCACGCTGAACGGGATCTCACTGAGGCTGGTGGTGCCTTCATCAACGATCTCCCAGCTTGATTTTTCGCTGCGTTGGTGCAACTCGAATGCCCCAGGCGTCAGCACGCGAATTTGTTCTACCTGCTTTTCGCCGTAAAGACCATCAGCCACGACAATGCGCTCCATCAGGCGCAACTGGCTTAGCTTCTGAGCACCGTTGCTCATCTCAGTGCGCCAGCCAAGGATGTCCCGTGGCGTGTAAGTCACCCAGTATGGTCGTCCATTTTCACCAGCAGCAGGAGCATCCACAAGGACGCCAGCATGGCCATAACGAACCATTTTGCGTCCAAGTTCATAGGTCCAGATGTTGAGATCGTTGCCTTGTAGGTCTACGTCAAACAGTTGTTCACGCACTGTGTCGGACACCTCTTCAAGGCGTACAGGCTTGCGAGTCAACATGCCAGCCAACATCCGTTCAAGACGTTGGTAATACGGCGGGCAAACGCTGCGTGCTAGGCGGTTGTCGTATGACTCGTCTTCTTCGCGTGGTTCCTGCGGCAGGTAACGGCGATGCTTACGGCGCATCTCGTAGGTGCCGCCCATCAGATCCTCAATCAGGATCCAGTGCGGCTCCATGTTGGCCCAGGCACTGTTTGGATCGTTGACCGCCGCAACTTTGCGAGTCAACTGCATGTTGTAGCTGTTGAAGCCGGAATACACGATGCAGCGCCGCTACTTTCTCACAATCTACTGCGGGAGAACGCGGTCGATTGTAATTCGTGCCTGGCCGGTTGAATTCACCTTGATCACT